GGTAATAATCTTATACATTGTGTTTTTCTACATGACGGCAAAAGATTCATTGGCAGACCGATTGGATTTGGCGCAGGTGCAAAGTCCTATTTTGGCAACATCTTTGACCAAACCTGAATCTTCCAAATATTCTTATGAATTGTGGTTGTATGTTTATGGAACCAAGGAGAATGCTACTAGCACCGGTGGAAACTACATTTTTTACAGAAATGGCACTGATGCTGCTGATGCCACAAAAAAAAACATTGGTCTTAAATTAACCTCGACATCTCCTTCATTGGAGTTTGAATATACCAAAACTAATTCAAAACAGTCTATACAAATCACCGATAATTTGCCGTTGCAATCATGGGTTCATCTCATAATAAGTGTCGACAATTCATACATTGACATTTACATGAACGGCAAATTGGTGAAATCAATCAAAGATGCTATTGACACACCTTCTGATGCAAATCCTGTCATATTTGATGTTTCCAAAACCTATTTAGCAAAATTTGACAGAACTGCTGCTCCCACAGATCCCCAGACTGCTTGGAACAATTATTTGTCCGGCAATGGCGAGAATCCCATCAAGAAATACACAGGCGATTACAACTTGGCGTTGTCCTTCAAGAAGGGTGACAAGGATTCGGATGCATGGAAATACAATATTTTGGGAGAACAATAAACCAATGTTCACCCACTTGTAACTTCATTAGGAAGTTATTATATATAAATGAATAAAACCCAGTTTGCACTTATTTTATGCCAAATACTTGTATTAATTATTTTGATGACAATGTTGTATGTTAAAAAAGTAAATGTGGTTGGACTCGTCTTAATATTTAGTATTGTCAGTTATTATGTTTGGAATGACACCGTAAATCCACTATTGGGGAAAGTGGTGTTGTTTGTAATAGCATATGTGTTGATAGTTTCTGCTGTCGGGTTTTTCTGGAACGCATCTACTGAAACAACGGATTATGGATTGAATGTGCTATTGTCTCAATTGGATTTGTCGAAAAATGTAGAACCCAACAAAACAACCGTCATTGCTAAAAAAATGAAATTGCCAGAGTCTGACAAATACACGTATTCTTTTTCTATTTATGTTAGGGAATTTAACACATTGTCAACTTCACCAACTTTGCAAAATTCATATATATTTTACAGAAATGAATCATCTACCCCTACATCCACTAATAAAAACATTGGACTTAAATTGGCAAAATCAACGGCAACAGCAAATTATGACACAATGCAATTAGAATATGTCACTAGCGGAGGCACTGGCACTGGCACAGCAACTATTGCAACAATACCAATTGGTCAATGGACAACAATAATAATTGCCGTCAATGGCAAATATGTGAATGTGTATGTTGGTGGAAACAAACTGACAAAACAAGTGACAATTGACAATTTACAAACTCCATCAAATGATGCGCCCATTGAATTTGGAAATATGCCAGCATATTTAGCAAATTTCAGTCATTCGTCATCTGTAATTGAACCCTCACCATCATTTGTCGAATATTTGACAAAAACAGATGGCATTATTATTCAATAATATTTTTACAAATATATAATTATTATATATCTATAATGAATCCGCAACCCGTACAAACATCAAATATGCCAGATGTAGCAAATGGAATTGCCAACACTGCATCAAACGCCTTTGGTGGAATTTCCAATTCGATTGCTGATGCGCGAACAAGTTTGAATTCTGCCGTCAGCGATTTCTCGTCAAAAAGTGTTGTTGACGCCAGCAACGAGTTTTTGGAATCCAATTCCATTGTTGCCAAATTTGCATTTATCATTGTTGCATTAATCGGGTTTATGTTGCTGTTCCGTTTGGGCGCAATTATATTGGGGTATTTCTTCATGCCATCCAGTTCGCCATATTTGATAAAAGGTATGATTAGTGGTTCGGAAGGAAAGGTTCTTAAACAAGATCCCAAGACGGAATTTCCTATTATCAAATTTTCCGAAAATGCGGAGACTGGTGTTGAATTTACCTACAGCGTGTGGTTGAATTTGACAGGCGAATCTGTTACTAATAAATACAAGAATGTGTTTAACAAAGGAAATGTGAGCACTGTCTCTGATGCTGGCGTCCCGGATGGCACCAATGCGCCTGGATTGTATGTGAAAACGGGTTCTGACAAGACCAACTCGGCATTGGTAATTATGGACACCATGGAGAGTGATGGTGCAATTAGTGACGCTTCTGGCACCAAATACAAATCTATTGAAATTAAGAATCTGCCCAACAACAAATGGATAAACATCATGATTCGCATTCAAAACAGAATTCTGGATGTTTATGTCAATGGTGTTTTGACTGGACGAAAAGATTTAGAATTCATTCCCAGACAAAATTACAGTTCTGTGAATATCTGTCAAAGTGGAGGATTTAGTGGCAAATTGTCAAATTTGCGTTATTTTGACACTGCTCTGAATGTGTTCCAGATCAATCAGATTGTTGCTTCTGGACCCGACACATCAACTAGCAAAGATTCTGTGAGTATTGATCCTTCCGGGTTTTATTATTATTTGGCGTCCCAGTTTTACCAATCTAACCTGTAAGAAAACCTCGTCCCATGTGTATTTGCCCATCCTTCGAATGGCAAATATTCCCACTCTTCTCGTTCCTTCTCGTTCCTTCCCGTTCCTTGAAGCATATACTTTATTATATATAGTATATACTGTAAATGAGTAACATATTTTGCACCATTGACACTAATAGAAAAAATGGGTTATTGTTCAATGTGCCACCAACAAGATATACTCCAGAAAATCCTTATTTGCAAAATCCATCTCTCACACAATATGAATTGGACATGCGCCGCAAAGTAGAAATCTTAAAATATAAAAAAAACACAAATGGTGGCATGACAAAAAGACAGACATTTACACAAGCAATCAAGGGCGCCACACAGCGCCGCAATTATTCTCAAACACAGGTTGCCGATTTTGCTTCTGGTAATAATGTGGTGACACCATGCCCTCCCATCATTAGCACTGCTGCCGGCGTGCCCGGTCCCGCATTTTATTTGTCTCTTGACACAACCGTGCCTCTTTATAATTACACGGTGAATCGTACATATGCAACTGAAAATCAGGTCGACACTGAGACAAAATGGATATATACTACAGAATACGACATTTTTGGCAATAAACCCAAAATTGCGACCCTCAATATTAAACAACCCATTGACCAAAGTTTGTATTCTTATACATTCACTACATCTGTGGGATTGCAAATAAACGGAAATGTGAATGCACCCCGGTCAGATGTGGGCGAGTTTTCCACAAAACTTATATCAGATTTGGGCGTTCCCTCTATTGTTATTTCTGTTATTTATGGCGGTTCCCCAATAAATTTGATTGCAAACCCCGTCATCACTTTTGACTCGCAGTTCCGCACAGAAGTATCCGGCAATGTGATTGCCACATCCAGTTATCCCAATTTATTTAATGGAAACATCTATTTGGGAAATATGACCGTATCTAATCTTTTGCTTCCCACATCGCCCGGATTTACATATGACATTTGTATCAATTATATTCCATCCAACACATTCAAATTTATAGATAGATATTCGTCGACACTCATGACAAATGTCAAAACGCTTTTGACCAATTCAAATAAAAAAAATGAATCTGGCATGCGATTTATTACACCAGTGTCATCGGCACCAATTTTGCCGTTTTCACTGTCTGGCGAATAATTGCACATAATACCTGTATTTAATTTCCTCCCACTCCAAATCAAAATCTTGTATGTCAAATTTCAGTTCGTCTGTGCGATTTAATAAAGTGTATATCAGCGTTTCATATGTTTTGAAAACTTCATCGTCTTTTCCTTCACCTGTGCTGCGTCTGCGTTCCTCTGAAATTATGCGCGCATCAAAATACATGTGTGGCGATGATAAATACGGAACATCATCAATTGTGTGTATGACTTCATCATTGTGGAATTTTTGATATTCTTTATATTGTTTATACAAGGTTGTTAAACGCCGCATCAATTCGTTGTATTTGTCTATTATGTGTATGAATTTCCATTCACCCGACAAACTTGTATCAATCTTGGCGCGCAACCAATTTAAATCCTCTATTGAGACTGCTGGATAATATTTATTGATTTGTTCATGAATGTTTTTACATTTGCAAATTTCCTGATGCATATTTGAAAGGTTGGAAAAAGAAATGTCGGTCAATCCTTGCAACTTCTTAATTATGTCATCGTTCTTTTCCAAATCATAGTTCATGTATTTGATTTGCCGCGAAATATACTCTTTTGTGGCATCTGACAAGACGGTGTCTGTGAAACTGCCCCCGCGCACATGGTCGATGCCCTCCTGCGACATCCACTGAATTACATGTCCATCTATTTCGGTCTGTTTGACCATTTCGATTTTTTCACAAAGTTGCAGCATTTCATTTTCCAGGCAATAGAGGCATTTACATTCAATCATTGCATTTGTGTCATTGTTTTCATAACGCCTCTTTGGATAAAGAAAAAACTTGTTACATATCAACAGTTTAAACACATAAATATCATACAGTGGCATTTGTATGATATTTGTCGCAATTCCTCTATATTCTCTATTTTCAAATAAACTTATGTTTATTAAAAAACTTATGTTTTTCAATAAATTATTTTTCAAATAAATTATTTTATAAATATAAATCCATCTTCTTCCATGATTTTTTCAATTTCTGCGTCGTTTTTTTTGCCATTCTCTATTGCCATGGTTTTAATAAAGTGGTCATCAATGTTTTTTGCAACATCAAACATTTCATATGCATTCTTGAGTCCATCGTAATTTTTAATATATTGCGTGTTTAGTCTCAACCACTCATAAAACGTGGGCACTTCCGTGTGCTTGTATTGATAAAACAGCGCCATTGAATCTTTCAAATTGGTCGTTTCGTCCTTATTGTAATCCGTGCCCGACAACACCAACACCTGTCTGAACTCATCCATGGTCATGTGTAACTGATGCAGAATTGTGCGCAGGTCATACAGGAGCACTGTGTGTTTGAGTAGACTAATGTGTCTGAGGATGCGACTGCACCCATATGCAAATAGGTCCATGTCCTCGCTTAGACATGCATATACACGCCCTGTGTGAATCAGTTGCGCACATAGGACGTCTGCCTCGCCGGGTGCTTCTATATATGATGCGCCATAATGCGTGAGAAGGTTTTTGATTTTATTTATATCGGTGTCTTTGACGCGCACAAAATCTTTTTTCAATTTGACTAATTCTAATTCGAGGTCCTGTTTGTCGTCGCGGTCTTCTATGGTCGTTAATTGCTTCTCGATTTCCTTGTATTTTTCTTCGGCGCGATGCTTGTTTTCGCGGCGTTCTTTTAATAATTCCTGTTTTTCCTGCGGGGCAGGACCATCAAACACGAATAATGGCACGATTTCATAATGGCGAAACAGGGTTATTAAAAGATAGAAATGCTCTAATAATTTGTCTTCGCCAATGAAACGATAGAGATATATACTGGTGTCTATTGCGATTTGCTTGCCGGCAAATTCGGACAAATGCGTTTTCTTGATGGCGTCGTGATTGCATCGCATCGCAATCATTCTGTTTAAATGTCTTATTCCCATTGTTGTAATCTGTGTGGTGAGTGGTGTTCCTGCATTGGGAGGGGAGGGGTCAATTTTTCGAGGGCGCAGACGATGAGCAACCAAAGGTTGCTCATCGATTGCGCCCTCGTAGGAGGGGTCCTAGGGGAACCTTGGTTCCCCTAACCGAAGAAACTCATGCGCATTGTTGTATACATCAAATGCACCTTTTTGATACGTTTTTTCG